GTTCGTAATAAAGTTACCAACTTTGCATCATCACAGGGTTTTAAGAAATGGAAGATTGTAATTTTGGATGAGTTTGATTATATGACTCAAAATGCACAGGCAATTCTTCGTAACTTAATGGAAACGTTTAGTGGACATTGTAGATTCATTTTGACTTGTAATTATGTTGAGAAGGTAATTGACCCGATTCAATCTCGTTGCCAAACTTTCCAAATTGTACCTCCAACTAAAAAAGATGTTGCAGTACAGGTTAGTAAAATCCTTAACAATGAAGGAGTAAAATTCGAAGTTAAAGATTTGGTACCAATTATTGATGCTGGGTATCCTGATATTCGTAAGATTATCAATACCTGTCAATTAAATTCAGTAAAAGGTGAGTTGAAAGTAGATACAAAAAATCTATTGGAAAACGATTACAAAATGAAAGTTTTGGATATTCTTAAATCAAAAGATGATAAGAGAAATAAGTATATGAATATGAGGCAAACAATTATTGATAGTAGAGTTACTGACTTTACTGAATTGTTTACATTATTATATGATAAGGTAGATGAATACGCTCCATCTAACACAGCAAATGTTATTATTGCATTATCACAAGGGCAAAGTAACCATTTCAATTCAATTGATAAGGAAATCCCAATGGCAGCGTGTTTAATTGAAATTTTAAATTTAGTATAATGGCGAAAGTATTAGGAATGAATAGTGGGAAACCACAAAAACCATCAGCTGAAGCGCAAGCTGGTGGACCAAAAATAGATATAGGTAAATCTAAACCAATCTTATGTGAAAAATGTGGATACGATACATTTGTAACTGGTGGTAAGTTTAGAAAAATATCAAAGTTACTAACTGGAACACCACAAGATGTAGTTATCCCAATTGATATCTTTATTTGTGGTAATTGTGGTGAAGTATGTGAGGAATTGATGCCACCTGAATTGAGAGTATTAGAACAATTAGATAAGCAAAATACAAACGAACAAACTAAGTAATGGCAGCTACCCTTTTTGACCATATTACACAAATAACCAATGTTCAAAACCCTAAGTATTGGGATACATTGGATGAGAGTGACCGTAAGACCTGGTCAAACTATATGGTACTCCGTTTTCTATCTATGAAATATGAGTGGGTAGAAACTATCGCTAGTGTTCAACCATATCTTCAGGAAGTACCACCTAAAGCAATGTATTTGGCTTTAATTGATTTACTCCCAAAGGGTAGACATTTTATGAAATACATCAAACCAAAGGGTGCTGATAAGTATGAGGGATGGTTAATAGATTTGGTAGCTAAAAACTATGAAGTATCAAAGATAGAAGCAGAAGATTATCTAAAGATATTATATGCATCTCACACTGGTAAACAAAAAATTATTGAGTTGGCTGAAAACTATGGGACAGACCCAAAAGTGATAAAAAAACTAAAAATAAACGTATAATAAATCAATTAAAGTTTGGAAAATCCAAACTTTTTTTGTATATTTGTAATATAAAATTAAAGTTATGGCAAAAGTAAGTTTTTCACAATTCTCAACATGGAGTTCATGTCCTCAACAATATAAGTTGAGATACATCGATAAGTTGGGTGAAAGTTCTGCCAATATTCATACACTCTTTGGAACCGCAATGCACGAAACAATCCAACATTTCCTTTCGGTTATGTATGGGGTTTCTAAAAAGCAAGCGGAACTAATTGATACTGATAAGTTATTATTAGAATGGATGCGTAAAGAATATATCAAAGAAACTGAAAAACTTAGTTCGGGTGTAATATGTACCCAATTGGAGTTAGAAGAGTTCTATGGTGATGGTAGAAGAATCCTTGAGTGGTTCAAAAAGAAATTAGATAAGTTCTACACTAAAACTGGGTTTGAATTAGTTGGAATTGAAATTCCACTTAATGCACCTATTAAAGAAGGTGTATATCTTATTGGATTTATCGATATTGTAATGAGAGATTTATCAACTGGTGAAATTATCATCATTGATTTAAAAACATCAACAATGGGATGGAATAAGTACCAAAAAGCTGATAAGTTAAAGAACGCTCAGATTATAATCTATAAAAAATATTATTCTGAATTATTTAATATTCCTTTGGATAAAATCAAAGTAGAGTATCAGATTATGAGAAGGAAAATGCCTGAAGAGGCTCCATTTCCAATTCCATATATGTCAAAACACATTCCTGCATCTGGAAAACCAACTGTAAATAAAGTATATGGTGAGTTTATGGAATTTGTGAATAGTGTATTTGATGATGAGGGTAAATTTAGAGATGTTCCATATCCAAAAAACCCCGGAGAACGAAAAAAGAATTGTAAATTTTGTGAATTCGGCCAACGAGGTTTATGTGATGGGATTTCTTAACGAAAAATAAATATCCATATACTTATATATATAAATTAATATAAACAATATGGAAACCCAAACAAAATTAACAACTGTTAAGATTCTAAAGGGAGTATATTCGAATTTTAAAAGTGTATCTTTTGAATCGGATGTTACCTTACAAAAATTAGTAAATAGAACTGTAGAGAGATATGTTACAGATGAAAAATTCAGAAACGAAATGAACGAATATCTGAAATTACAAATCTCTGGTTCTCAATTTTAAAAAAAAAGTTATTTCAATAAGTTATGAATAAAAAGAAAAAGATTTTATTGCTTTCTGATGATTTGCGAATGGCAAGTGGTATTGCCACTATGAGCAAAGCATTAGTAATGGGTACTGTTGACAAGTACGATTGGTTCCAAGTAGGAGCCGCAATTAATCACCCTGAGCAAGGTAAAGTATTGGATGTATCTGTTGATGTTGCCGCTCAAACTGGTGTAGCAGATGCTAGTGTTAAAATACTACCTTGGACTGGATATGGTGATGCTGGATTGGTTAGACAATTAATCAACGCTGAACAACCTGATGCTATATTACACTTTACCGACCCGAGATATTGGATTTGGTTATATGAGATGGAGCATGAGATTAGACAAAATGTTCCAATTATGTTTTACGCTATTTGGGATGATTTACCAGACCCATTATATAATCGTAACTATTACGAAAGTTGTGATTGGATTGGATGCATTTCTCGTCAAACCTATGGTATCGTATCCCGTTTAACCGCATTAACGGACAAGCCAACTTGGAAACCTCATTCAGATTGGCAGGTATCCTATGTACCACATGGTATTAATTCAAAAGAATATTTCCCAACAGAAGTACCAGCCGAATTTCGTTCTGAGATATTAGGTGGTAAAGAATATGATTTTGTATTCTTTTGGTCAAACCGAAATATTCGTAGAAAACAACCATCTGATGTTATTATGGCATTTAAACAATTTTGTGAGGAATTGGGTGAAGAAAAAGCATCTAAAGTTTGCTTAGTGATGCACACACAACCTATCGATGAAAATGGTACCGATTTACCAACGGTTTATAGTACATTAGCACCAAATTGTAACGTTATATTTTCAGATAAACGTAGAACTACAAATGAATTAAATTACCTATACAATATGGCTGATGTAACAATCAATATCGCTGGTAATGAGGGATTTGGATTAACAACCGCTGAATCTATAATGGCTGGTACCCCAATTATCGTAAACGTAACTGGTGGTTTGCAAGACCAATGTGGTTTTAGGTATAAAGATAGTGGAAAATTGGTTAATTCGGAAGATTATATCAAAATTGGTTCACTTCACAATTGGAGAGATTGGGAAGATAAATTAGAACCAGGACCTTGGGTTAGACCTGTATGGAGTAGAGCACAATCATTAACAGGTTCAGTTCCAACACCATATATTTGGGATGATAAAGTTGATATCTATGATGTTGCTAAAGCAATGATGGATATGTACAATACACCAAAAGAAACTCTTTTAGAGAATGGATTAAAGGGAAGAGAAGCTTTCATTGGTGAAATAGGATTAAGTTCAGAAAATATGTGTAAAACATTAGTTGATGGAATGGAAGGAACCTTTGAAAATTGGAAACCTCGTAAATCATACGAACTATTTAAATTGAATTAAGAAGAAAATAAAAAGTTATGAATAAACCATTATTAGTATATCAAGCTCCAGTATTCACTCGAAGTGGTTATGGTGACCATGCGAGAGATATCTTACGAAGCTTATTTGAAATGGATAAGTACGATGTTAAAGTTGTACCAACCAGATGGGGAAATACTCCACAAAATCAAGTTGACCAAACAACTGAATTTGGTAAAAAGGTATTTGCAAATGTAATTACCGAATTGAACCGAAAGCCGGATATCTTTATGCAGATGTCCGTTGCTAATGAATTTGAAGCAAAGGGTAATTTTAACATTGGTATTACTGCTGGTGTAGAAACTACTATTTTACCAAAGGAATTTATTGATGGTTCAAATAAAATGGATATGGTTATAGTACCATCTCAATTCACAAAGAATTTGATGTTAGGTACTGCATATCAAGAAAAAAATAATCAAACGGGGCAGATAGTAAATGAGTTCAGAATTAGTAAACCAGTTGAAGTTTTGTTCGAAGGTGTAAATACTGAAATTTACTCAAACCCGGTCAACTCATTAACTGAGTTAGATAAATTAGAAACTGATTTTAATTTCTTATTTGTTGGGCATTGGTTAAAGGGAAATTTAGGGCAAGATAGGAAAGATGTAGGTATGGTTATTAAAACATTCGCTACAGTATTCAAATATCTACCTAAAGATAAAAGACCTGGT